TCTGGCTGGGGGTAGGTGTTTTCTTGGGCTTCAACACTCCATTCACCAGTTCCCCAGCGCGCTTCAATTGGTTCGCCATTTTCCAAACAACCACGGGCAATATCATCTGATAATTCGCTCATCTCGTGTACCTTTCTTCCCCTTTGGGCGACCAGCACTAGGCCGGCCGCCCGACAAGGAGGGAGGGGATGTTGGTTAGGGGATAGACAATTCCGGCTGTTTCGTGCCGGGTTCTTGCAGGATGCCTTTTTCACGGGCGGCTTTGATAGTGTTGATTGCCTGCAAATTTGCGTTGTCTGCGTCGGTTGCTTTCGTGCCTTTATTGGTGATCCCGTTGATGTGGTACTGCAATTCGTTGTTCGACATTGACACGTACAACTTTCCGCGGCTATCTTTGAACCCGCAGGCAAATTCAAGGTCATGGTCAATCACGGGTTTTTCAGGCTTTGACGTTCCCATCATTTCATCGATAGCTTTGTCAGGGTCAAAATCAGCTGGTACTTCAATCTTGGGATCTTCCATCAGGAATTTGACATCTTCGGCGTCTACCGTATCGTCAGAATAGTTCTCTGGTTCGGGAAGGTGGATGCGGGGGAAACGTTTGCGAAGAGCCAGTTTTTCAGCACGTTTCTTAGCGCGTTCGTGTCGGTCGAATTTCTCCACCGCGCCGCCGAAATTTTCAGTAGAGAACACAACGCCCCAAGATTCGGCAACCGGTTCAGGACCTATCAGTTCTCTTGCCTTGTCAAAGGCATCAAAGAACGGGACGCCGGCATTTACAAAATCTGTAGCAATTTCTTTGATCGAATCCGTCCACCGTTTGCGAGAAACCGAGTCATGAAGAACTGCTTTGTAGGCAATGTCTTTTGACGGGTCAAACGTGCATTCTCCGGGTTCAGCATGTTGATATGTAACCCACATGTTCCCGCCCTTCCACCCCATTTTTTCAGCTTCAAAGTCGAGTTGATCTTGTGCTTTTGTGCGCCATCCAGCTACACCGGGGCACGGGCCAACATTCGGCAGGTAATAGCATTCCCCGGCAAAGGGATTTAGCCCGTTTGCGGATGCGTAATTTGCGAGGGCGTAGACTTCTGTGTCGGACAGCTTTTTACCGCCGACAATCATCTGTTTGAGTTGGTACGCATATTCCCGAGCCTTCTGAATTTCAGGCGTGGTCAATTTCTGTGGGGCTTGTTCTTGTGTTACTAGTGCGGTTTGTTCACTCATGGTTTACAATTCTCCTTGTCTCTATCTACAGTCCGTCGGGGTGTGTCCGCACTCTGACGGCTGATGTGGGTCAGAATTGCGCCCAATGCGGTTCAAGAGACCCGCCCGAATACCACCACTCCCATTCGTGAACTTCTTCGGGATCTTCGCCGACGTTGTTCATAACAATTCTTTCTTCGTCTCCGTTGTCAACCATTTGGACAATGAGGATACGGAATAAGCCGTTGTTGTCCCGAATTACAATCCCTTCACGTTCGCCTTTGCGTACACGGTGGCCTAACCAACTTCCGCGATCATCTGCCATCTCTCATCTCCTTTTCATAAATAGGCCGTCCGGGTCGTTGTTACGTGTCGCGCACGCCCAGCATCACCGGATACGGCCTGTGGTGGCTAGATTTCTTTTATCCCGACAAAATCCGAGCTGTTTCCATTCAGGATCAATTCTTTCCCGTCCCATTCGAGGCGGAAACAGTCACCGGGTCCTTGCGGTCTGGAAAGTAGCATCGCCTCAAATGAACATCCACGTCCATCTGTTAAGTGATTGTTTGCCATAATTACAGTTACTTCTTCGCCATCGTTTATCATCATTCATCCACCTAGTAAGGTATCTCGTCAATGATCGGTACTGCCGCCGGTGGGGATACTGGCTCTCCGCAATCAAGGCAGTGCCAACCAATGTATTCCTCGGTATTCTCTTCGTAGCAGTCGATCCGCTCATGTTTGCAGACCGGTTTAGCTTGACCACAATAGACACACTTGTCACCGTCATAGTTGTGGTCGCAATCACGGCAGAAAATATCTTCTGCTACCTGTGCTATCTGTGCGTTCATGCGTAGCCTCCTAAATGAAATGCTCTCCGCAAACATACTGTCTGCTCGAATACCGCTTTTCTGGGTCTGCTGGTTTTTCGCCATACATCCGCGTGCGAGTTGTTAATGATTGACCGCATAAAACACATTCCTCGTAACCAACGAAATACCAGTGCTTAGGCAATTGTTTCCGTTTCTTCTTGCCGCCTTGTTCATCGTTCATTGCGTACCCCTTTCTCTAAGTGCCGGTTACGACATCCGGCTCCAACTAACGTTCTACATGGTTGGACTAATACCGTCTTTGTTGCGCGAGTTCCATATCAGCGATGCTTTTTGTGAGATATTTTTCGCGCTCTGCAAGTGACTGTCCGGCGCTATGCGTAAACCCCATTGACGCCAGATTTTCACAAGTCTGTAATTCAGCTGCGTAAGCCTGGATTGTCCGTGCTGTGCCTTCTACGTAAATTGATTTCATGTCTCTCTCCCTTTGTCTAATTGGTTACTTCTGCTCATTGACTTTGTTGTGCGTCTTATATTCTTCGAGAAAATCAGACGCCAACAGAAGAAATGCTACTGCAAGATTGAAGAATGCCATTGCAACAAAAGATGCATTATTAGAGTTGACGCGCTCGTAATATTGCAACGCGCTGTTCATCCGTTGTTCATACTTCATTTGCTGCCTCCAATGTTTTCAGTGGCGATGGAGCGAGCTTGAAATATGGCGCAATATGCTCATCAATCCATGCTTGGTCGCGCCATTCCTGCTCAATCTTGTCCCACCATCGGCCGTCTTCTGACTGGGTAAATACCTGGGTTCTGTCTCGTTTATCCCAGTTTGGAATTACGAATCGCCGATTGTAACGCTTCACTTGGTTAGTCATGGTATCTCCTGAATGCCTGGGATAGGAACGAGCCGCCAACTAAAATGCCCGCTAAGATGAAAAAGCTGTAAACTGTTATTTCTGCAAGTATTGAATCTGGCATCTTGCCTCCTGTGTTTGATCTCATCAGTACCGGCTTTACCGGCAGACGCCTCACGGCGCTTCGATCTATGCAGGCATAAAAGTGTTCAAGTTATTCCATCTTCATTGATGACCTCCTACAGTTTGTATTTCGTGGCAATATCCGAAAGACTGACGAACTTCTCACCGTTGGATATCTGCCATACCTTCTCCGCAAAATTGCGGGTTACGGTCAATCCGAGGGTGTTCTGTAACTTGGCAAATAACTGTTTCTTGCTGATACTGCGGTTATCGTTTTTCATGTCTCTCTCCTGAATGGTCGATTTCTATGCCTAAATAATAGCAAATTGCTGTGTAAAGGTATAGTGACATTCGTCCTGATTTTGTATTACATTATTCCAATAGCTTATTGACAATGGGTTTCAATTGTTTACTAAATCTTCCTCTGCATTTGTTTTCCCGATCTTGCGCGTTATCCTTAGCAGTTCCCAGAAATAGATGATATGGATTTACGCAGATTGGATTATCGCATTTATGGCATACATATAATCCTTTTGGAATATCTCCATAAATATATATCCAAGATAATCTGTGGGCATAGAATGTGTTTTTATGGATGGTATATCCACCATAACCTTGTGGCCCCCGTTTTGAACCTAGCCATTCCCAGCATTCATCTTTAGTCTTTATATTGACACGTTCCCAAAACATTTCTGTTGGAATATGTCTAATATCAAATGCGCTGGGATGTTGAGAAACTAAAGTTTTCCAAGAATAAACCCATCCTGTATTACCAACAATTTCCCTTACTCGTTCACGAGATATGCCATATACGTTTGCTATTTCTTGTAATTTATATCCCTTCGCCCTCAAGTTGTATATTTCTTTATTTCTTTCTGTTTTTGGATTACAGCTATACATAATAATCTCCCGTTAAACAAATCTCCGCCAATCTATCTTTGCCTAACTTTATTCAGGAGTTGGCGATTGATAGATTAACGGAGATTTGTAGGCAAATAAAAATCGCCTTAACTCCTGAATAGTATTTATTATACCATAAAGTAAACGCTTGTAATAGATTTTAATTGAATGTATAATAAAACTAGATATTTCCGTTTAATGCGAAAGGATAAATAATGTCAGAAGAAAACGTGTTACTTGTCATTTATGCAATCACCGGACTTTTGGGCGTGCCGATTGTGAACTGGTTGAAAACTAAATTCAACTGGTCTGGTAACGGCGCATTAAGTATTGCTGTTGCAGTCTCGTTCGCTCTCGGTCTTGTGATTGCCATCGTCAATGGTCAGATAACCGGCGAATTGGTTGATCCTGCGCAGGTAGGTAATGCATTTACTGGCGTACTTGCTACCGCTACCGTCCTGTTCAAAGTTATGAGCGAAGGCAAGAAAGAATAACCAGGTGATACGGGGAGGACGGCATTTGACGGCACAACTCAAGGCCACTTATCGGTATATTACTGGTACGCCGTCCTCCCCTGTCCAACTCTTGGAGGATTATGAGCGAACAAGCATTACAAACAAAAGCAGAGTTTATCAACGCAAGCGGGCTGGAATTTACTGACATTTCAACCGAGTTATGGCGCGAGTATGAGTTTCCACCCAAAGAAGCCGGCGGAGACAACATCATTGTAAAGATTTACGCGCCTACCATGCTCAATGTTTCAAAAAGTGGCGGGCATCGTGTGTTTTCAAACAACAGCACGAGCCACTATATCCCCGCTGGTTGGGTACATCTTTCATGGCGTGTAAAAGATGGCGCGCCTAACTTTGTTAAGTGACCGATGAGTACGACTACCAACCTTGCAATCTCTGCGGAAGAGTGGCTACTGACCCCCACCATTGTCTCGTTGGCAAAAAGAAGGGTCAAGCGTGGCGTGACGTTTCTTTCAACGTCGAATGGTTGTGCAGGGAGTGCCATACAGAACATGCCAACAGTTATGAGCATCGGCGGGACTTTTTCGCCCGACAGAAACAACGCTACGGGCAAGAGTTCCTCGACTGGTGGAACGGACTGCCGATGAAAGTCAAGCCGCATTACGAATGAATACTAAACAAGAAGCCTTTGTAAACGAATATATCAAGGATCATAACGGCACTCAAGCCGCTATTCGCGCTGGGTATTCTAAACACTCCGCAAGGGCCGAAGCATGTAAATTGCTTACAAAGGTTGACATTTCAGAGGCAATCAAGGCGCGCATAGCAGAAAAGACCATGAGCGCTGATGAAGTTCTAACCCGCCTTGCCGATATTGCCAGGGGCGATATAGCCGATCTTCTTGATATTCGCGCTACTGGTTATGACCTTGCGTTAATGATAAAAGATGACAACGGTAATATGATTGTCAATCCCAAAACAAAATTGATAAAGAAGATCAAACAAAAGGTAACAACAATTCAGGCAAAATCAGAGGGCGGTGAAGATAAAGAAATAATTGACACAGAAATAGAACTCTATAATGCGCTAGAGGCACAAAGCTTTATAGCTAAGCTAAACGGCATGATTACCGATAAAGTGGACTTGACTAGCAAGGGAGAGAAGCTGCAATCAGATGATAACCATGATCGAGCCATATCTACGCTCGCTGATGCCCTCCGAGAAATCATACCTAGCAAGAGTCCAGAATAAAACTGCGAAGTGGATTCCTCAAAGCAAGCCGCAATGGCTAGCTTTGCTGTCGAGAGCTGACGAGGTATTTTATGGCGGCGCAGCCGGTGGGGGAAAGTCTAGTCTGTTAGTTGGCATGGCATCCGAATTAGGTAAACACTCTGCTATATTCCGTAGGGTGTATCCGAACCTAAAAGAACTTATCCATCAGGCGCGGGATACGATAGGCAACAACGGCAAAGAGAATAAATCAGAACACAGCTGGGACCTGCCCGGTGATAGGTCGATTGAGTTTGGAGCGGTTCAGTACGAAGATAATAAAACGGACTGGCAGGGACGGCCACATGATCATAAGTTGTTCGATGAAATAACAGAATTCACAGAAAGTATTTATATCTTTATTTGTGGGTGGACAAGAACAACAGATCCTAATCAAAGAGTGCGGGTAATCGTTACAGGTAATCCCCCGGTAGATGAAGCCGGTAGCTGGGTTGTCAGGCGCTGGGGTGCGTGGCTTGACGATCATCACCCGAATCCAGCTAAGCCCGGTGAATTGCGCTGGTATGCAACCATAGACGGCGAAGAAAAAGAATTCCTGATAGGTGACCCGATAGAACATAAAGGGGAGACTATCTACCCGCGTTCAAGAACATTTATTCCTGCAAGGCTGGATGATAATCCGTTCCTATCATCAGATGATCGTTATCGTTCCATGCTTCAATCATTACCAGAGCCGTTGCGTTCCATGATGCTTTATGGCGACTTCCACGCTTCTGCTGTATCCGACCCGTGGCAGATTATTCCAACTGAGCATGTAAGGGACGCGCAAAGACGATGGATGGAACGCGAGAGGCCAAATACCCCGCTAACTGCGGTTGGTATTGACCCGGCTCGTGGTGGTAGAGATAATTTCAGTATGTCAAGGCGCTACGATAATTACTTTGATGAACTAATATTTTGGCCGGGCGTTATAGTTCCAGATGGCCCGACCGGAGCAGAGTTAGTGCATCAATCGTTAGGCGAAGAAAATCCCGGCGTTATCAATATAGATATTGGTGGCATAGGCGGAGCGGTTTATGATAGTCTCGCTCCGATGTATCCGAGCATTGTACCTGTTAATTCAGCGTCTGCTAGCGTATACAGGGATAAAAGTGGTAAACTAAAAATGCGTAATGCGCGCGCGGAAATGTACTGGCGCATGAGGGATGCTCTTGATCCTGCAAGTGGCAACGATGTCGCCCTTCCTCCTGGAAACGAGATTATAGCAGACCTTTGCAGCGCCAGGTATAAACTGACAACTTCCGGCGTGTTGGTTGAAGAAAAAGAGGAAATAAAGAAACGCATTGGAAGATCCCCTGATAAGGGTGAAAGCATATTATTGGCTAATCATTCTAGCGGTTTATGGTTAATGAGTTGATTATTGGTATGGGAGGAATTTATGAATAGATACATTATGACAGACGGGGTCAAGAGCATAGACCTCCCGCAATTTCCAAATGAAGCATGGCATTTCTACGGCGAAGATGACGATGACAAGAAAGAGGATTTTTATTCTACCGTATCTGCCGTGTTTCGTGCTGTAAACCTTACCGCGTCTGCTACCGCTAATATTCCATTTGCATTGGTGGATAAAGCTGGTAAAGATTATGATGTGTCAGATGACTGGCAGAACAAGGTCGGGTTCATGCCTAAGCCTGGGGAACTTATACGGTTGTGGCGCATGTCCTTGACCATGACAAATTCAGCTTATGGGTTCATGGAGAACACTAAGGCCATTGGTAAGAATTTACGGTACATAGTTCCAACTACAATAGAACCGAAGTTAGACAAAGAGAACGACGGGGGATTGTTGGGCTTTACCCGGACATTGGGGAATGGTTCAAAGTATTACCCGCTCGGCAAAACTAATCCTATCTTCTGGATGTGGCGCATGGATCACACCACAGAACTATTGCCGTCAAAGTCTACCGAATTTCAGGCAATGTGCGCGGCCGCTGGTATCCTGTTCTATTCAGATCACTTTGTAAACGCGTTCTTCAAGCGCGGTGGAATAAAACCAACCATGCTGGTACTAAAGGGCATGACCGCACCGGATAAAGTAAAAGATTTGGAAAGCATATGGTCAAAGGTAATTAGCGGTGGATATAAATATCTAGCAAAAGTATTCCAGGGCGTATCAGAGTCCGGGGGGTTGGAAGCGCAAACCATAGGCGAAGGGGTAGACACACTAAAAGACGAAACCCTTACCAAGTCGAAGATTGAAGATGTGGCTATGTCAATCGGTATGCCACTGTCTTTATTACTGGCTAACTCTGCCAATTATGCTACGGCGCAAGTTGAACTAAAAACATGGTATGAGAACGGTTTAGCTCCGTGGTGTTCATTTATGGCCGATGAAATGACAGACAAGTTATTCAAGCCATTAGGGTATAAGTTCGTATTCAGGCCAGAGATGACCGATGCCGGACAGGAAGAGGAAGTACAGCGAGCAGGTGCGTATTCAACCTATGTCACCGCAAAAATGAAGCCATCTATTGCCGCGCAAATCGTAGGCATTGAATTACCAGAAGGCATTGAGTACGAAATGCTAGA